AGAAGGAGAAGAGGATACAGAGTATCGAACTTTTTACGACAATATAAAAAAGGCAGAAGCAGAGGGAGCAGTAGTACACCTCGGAACGATAGCCCAGGCCTCGAAGAAAGATTGGAAGGCTGCAGCATGGTTACTCGAAAGAAGGCATGGATACTCGAAAGAAGGGGTAGTTAAGCCAAATGAGGAGATTAAAAGCAAGCCTCTTCCATCCAATATGCTAGAACTTCTCCGGGATCAAGCGCAGGAACTTAGAGTATCGATCTCCAAAGCAGAATCGAGCCAATCTTGGCAAGCCTATGCAGCCCTCCAGAGGCAACTCCTCCAAGTAGTACAACAGATAAGACAGATCGAAGCCGAGGAAGGTATGGGGGATGAACTCGAAGGATTAACCGATGAGCAACTTCTAACCGAGATTACTTCTGCTATTGTATCTCTACCTCCAATCCTTAGACAGAGATTGGAAGGAACCATAAACCAGATCGATAACGTAATCCCGATGAAGGTGAAAAAATGACAGTAATACAAATTGTACTTATCTCAGCGATGGGAGGCTCTCTTCTTACTACTGGGGCTCTCATAGCCCTCGATAACAAGAGTAAGAAGTGGGAAGAGTTCTCTACTTCTCAATCCGAAGTTATCAACAACTTATCCACACTACAGAGTGAGATCCAGAAGGGAGAACTAGAGATACAGAAGAATCTAACCGCTCCGGATCTATTGGAGATCCCTTGCTCTTCTGAGTATATGGCCAATAATGGAGAGGGCCTCTGCAGAGAGATGTTCTGTAGACTCCAAACGAGAGAAGGAGATGGGGCTAGCCAATCGGAATGCGAAGAGATAGCCAACCTCAATAATACAATCTCGATTATCGAAACCTGTAAGGCTAATGAGATGGAGATCGATAAATGTTTAAAAGTACTCGATACAAGAAAGTAGATCGATATTGTGATATATGTACTTGCGATCCTTGCGATTGCGATGGGGTATGGGATGAATTTCGGATTATGGGTACAGATGGAACTACACCAGCACGAGAAGAGCCTCTCTTGGCTAGCTGGCAAGATAGGCTCGCATCCTTCTCTCTTGTGCAAGTGGAGAGCAGGATTATCGAACCCAAAAACCGAGTACTTCTTTCTGGTATGCAAGGAGATCTCCCTACTGAGGAAGGAACCGATAGAGAAAACCATCCGAGAGGGAGCAGAAGCGATGGGGATTAAGTTCTAATGAGCATCCGGGATACAACAAAGAACCTAAGAAGGCTACGGAATCGGGCTACCCAGAATCCTCTAGCCTATTTTTGCCCTACTCCTCCCCAGGAGGCTTGGTTAAAAGATCCCGGTAAGATTAAGTTACTACTCGGAGGAAACCAAGTAGGGAAAACTTATGCCCAGACCGCAGAACTCCTCTATCGCTGCTTGGGTAACCATCCGTATCTCGATACCGATCCTCCTCCGATACAGGCTTTCCTTATTACCCACTCTCACCAGCAGAGCATAACGATCCAAGAGAAGCTCTATGCGATGTGTCCTAAGGATGCTCTCCATCCCTCTTGTGAGTTCGTACCCGGTAGAGGCTTTCGAGGTATCCATCCTGTAGTAAGATTCAATAATGGATCGATGATACATATTAAGACTGCTAACCAAGGGCTCGGATTGGCTTCTGCTACTGTTGCCTACGTTGCTATCGATGAGCCAGTATCGCAGGAAGTATGGGGAGAACTTGCTGCTCGTGTTCTCCGAGGTGGAGCAGGAGGAACTACAGGTACTATCGGTATTACTATGACTCCAGTGGGCCAAGATGTATCTTATCTCAAGCAACTCGTAGATGAAGGGAGAGTAACTTGCCATCGAGCTCCCCTTACTGTAGAGAAAACTACTCCAAAGTATTGCAAGCCAATCATATCACAGACTCAGATCGATAATATTTCTCAAACCTATCTACCCATCGATAGGGCTGCTCGATTGAATGGAGATTGGGTAGTAGGTATTCCAGAGGGTAGAGTATTCGATCAGTTCACCGAAGATATGATATCGAAGGAGCCTGCACCAGTAGGTAACTATTCCTTCTGCATTGGAGTAGATCATGGAAGCCAGCCTAATGCTCAAGTAGCGATACTGGCAGCGGTAGAGATGAGCGATCCGAGTTCTCCTTGGGTCTATGTACTCGATGAGTATATATCTGGGGCTGCTCCTCCGGAGGCCCATGCTCGAGCGATATTGGAGATGCTATCTAGAAATCATATCGAGGCTGCTGCTTGTAGATGGACTGGGGATAATATCCATCATGGAGGAAGCGGGGGAGGCAAGATGTCAAACTCGCTACTTATGCGAGCCTTCGAGAAGGTTTTACAGTATCCGCAAGGTAATCTCCCCTTCAGAATAAGAACGATTAAGAAGCCTCGATATAGTGTATACTATGGCAGTGCTATGATACACTCTATTATGGCCAGAAGGCAATTTTTTATTAGTCCGAAGTGTGAGAGATTGATACTATCTTTGCAAAGATGGACAATGAAGAAGAACCAAAGCGCAAGATCTAAGGATGAGTGGGGTCACTCGGTCGATGCTCTTAGATACTGCGTAGTTCCTACCCTAGAATCTTCCAAAGCAAATATCCCCGGTAAACTAAGGATCTATTGATATGTATAGTAATACTCCACTTAAGCCGCTAGCACCTTCAACAGATGAGCAAGAAAGATGGAACCATACCGCACTAAGAAAGCGGATGATTATCGGAGCTTGGGAGCAAGATCTAGAGGATGAACTTGCAAGGCATCTCCCAGCAGACCGGAGAGAGGCCTGGGGGCCAGCAGATCTATCGAGTAATCCTTTCGAGCAGATCACTAGACAATTATCTGTACTTTACCACGAAGTACCAGCAGTAACTAATCTTAACGGAGATATCTCCGATCTGACTTCTAGAGAAGGATTGGTAACCAAGGCCGGATTATGGCAACTAATGCAGAGAGCGCAGCAGATGGTAATCGGGCTCCGAGAGAGTGCTATTCGAATCGATGTAAATCCTCATGTAGAAGGGGCTCCTACTATCGCTCCTGGTATCCAGTATCGTATCGTTACTCCTGATCTCCTGTACTGCGAAGCAGATCCAGATAATCCAGATATCCCAGTATACTACCAAGAGGCTCGATTACGAGAGTATCAAGGGAAAGCCTGCTGGGTAGCAGATGTATTAGATATTCGAGATGTGAATAATCCGATCTTCGGTATGTTCAAGATCGAGAAAGATGGTACACTCGGAGAAGATGTATCGGAATACTATATGGGCCATCCTACTCACAGAGGAGAAGATTATCCCTATCGAGATGGAGAGGGTAATCCTTTTCTGCCAGTAGTTCTCTACCATGCAGAGAAAACCGGATATCTTTGGGATAGTTTCAACGCTTCTCAGATGGTATACGGATCTCTAACTTCTGCGGTACTGTATTCGATGTGGGTTCACTTGGTAAGAGATGCCTGCTGGAGTCAGAAATATGTAGCCGGATTATCAGTAGCCGGATTATCTCAGATAGACCAGAACGAGATAGCCCGGAGATCTTCTATCGCTACCGATCCGAGCTCTATTCTAGTATTCACTCAAGATCCAGATGCTCAAGGCCAGCCCTTAGTAGGTTCCTTCTCTATTCCTACCGATCCCCATGCTCTCCTCGAAAGTATCTCTAAGTACGAGATGAGAGGATTAGCCGCAGGATTATCTCCTTCGGAACTCAGTAGAACCAATGGAGATCCGAGATCCGGTTATGCCTTGGCTGTTTCCAAGAGTGGACAGAGAGAAGCACAGAAGAAGTTCGCTCCTGTATTCCGTATGGGAGATGAAGAACTATTGGCAAAAACTGCTATGCTCGCTAATCGATTCCTCGGTACAGATCTTCCAGAAGATGGATACCGGGTATCCTATCACTCAATGCCATTAACTCCGGATGAGATGAGAGCGCAGAGAGAGGATATTGTACAGAAGATGACTGCAGGCCTAATCTCCCCAGTTCAAGCGGTTATGATGATGTACGATGATATGGATGATAGAGAGGCTAGAGAGTATCTCCTTCGTATCCGCAGAGAGAGAGCGGAGTTCATGTAATGTATTGTGACCAGTGTAATAAGCCCATCGAGGAGATAAATAAGACTATCGTAGAGTGGATATCTTCTGATGATTGGGCTCTTGCTATGTATATTCGATTAGTCCATCCGGGATGCTGCTATTATGAGAAGAGCAAAGAACTTCTCGAGAGCATGGATGCGAGCGATCACTGGCTACCGCTCCAAGATCTGGAAACCTTTCTCGATATCGCTTTCGAGATGCCTTGGGATAAGAAGAATCTAGCGAAATCCGAGTTTTTACGATACATTAAACAACGTAACCAACAACAAAGAGGTACCAAATGAAAACGATAACCCACGAGGGAATAGAATACGTATTGAAAGCCGATATCGAATCTGCTTTTAAGGATCGCATCTCCAAACTAAGCGCAAGAGCAATCCAAGCCGAAGAGCAAGCGAAAGCACTCCAGGAGCAGATGGATAACCAATCGGGAGAACTCGAAAAGATTTCTAAGCTCCAAGAGAAAGTAACTACTCTCGAGCAATCTCTACAGGATGCAGAAAGCAAGTATACCCGAGTATCTATGCTATCCGAGCAAGGCTTCACTGATCCGGAACTTCGAGAGGCTGTAGAATGGGCTTATCAACGTAGTAAAACAGAAGCAACCCTCGAAGATTGGATTAAGGGAATCAAAGAGAAACCGGAAGAGGCTCCCTTAGTACTTAGACCGCATCTCCAAGCGAAGAAGGCTCCAGAAGTCAGTACAGAAACCGCAGAAGCATCTCCGATGGTGACAGAAGCAGCCCCAGCCCCAGAGGCTCCTACTCTCCTTCCTCCGAAAACGAATACCGGAGCGAAACCTGCACCAGTACAGAGCGGAGATATTCTTTCTCGTATTAGCGATCCAGAGTTTTATGCAGCCAACCGAGATGCTATCCATAAAGCTTGGAAAGCCCAGCGCAGAACCCTATAAACCAAGATCGAAGGAGGTACAATGTCACTAGATCTACAAAGTTCAAATACATATCCGAAAGTGAAAGTTTTCACTGCTAACCAGACTGCTACCGAGATCCAACTACCGAAAACTGCTCGGAAAGTAACGATCGGATGCGAGCAGCACGAGATACACTGGAGCGATACTGGTACAGATGGAGTAATCCTCGGTAATGATAAGGTTCCTCTCCCTGCTGGTTCTTATATGCAAATCCATCTTGCTAAGGGTAGAAACCGAAGCCCTAATATCTATATCGCTACCAAGAGCTCTTCCTCTGCTGATGTGGTTCTGATCTTCGAGGAGGAATAATGGCTTTATACTTTGCTCCGAGATCTAATAGACCGCAGATTCACTCCTTTACTAATAGTACTCAGATTATGATTAATCATAACCTGGGCTATAAACCGATGATACAGATAATCCTCTCAGATGGCAGTATCGCAGAGGGTCAAGTATCCCATACTGATTCGAATACAGTAGTAATATCTTTCCAAATTTCACTCTCCGGAGAGATTATCTTGAGATAGTATAGAGAGCGAGGGATGGTACCCTCATAATCTTTTCTTACATGGAGTAAAAAATGCAATTCCTTGCACCTACAAATATTTTCGAGGGAGTGGTCCAACTTAACCAAGCCCCAACCGCAGATTCTCACGCAGTAACCAAAGCCTACTTGGAGGCTAATGCCGTAGTCGGTATTGCTTCTGATAGCGCAAATTACGCAGAGCTTGTAACCGAAGGTGGAGATCTTAAACTTAAGCTTAAGCCTCTGACTATTACAGATGTTTCTGTAGATACTTCTGCTACTTCTTTGAGTGGTTGGGTTTCTGCTAACTACACTAATGGAGATGAGAAGCAAGAAGGAGATATTATCGTTCTTACTGCTGTTTCCGGTCGTGCTCAAACTTGGATCCATAATGGTGGTTCTGCTGGTACTGCTGCTGACTTCACCGAGATCGAAGGTGCTGATGTTACTGATGCAGAGATCCGAGGCTCTTTGAGTGCTTCTGCTGGTATCGATTTTAATGCTTCTACTGGTGAGTTCACTGCCGATCAAGGTGAGATCCGAGGCTTCTTTGCTGCTGGTACTGGCCTTGCTTATGATGGTGCTAACGGTACTTTCTCTTTGGATACTGATAGCGATGGCATCTCCGAAGGAAGTGTAAATCTCTACCATACTGCTCAAAGAGTCAGAAATAGCATCTCTGTAACTGGTGATGGTATTGCCTATGATGCTTCTACTGGTGTTATCGATCTGGCAGTAGATACTGATGATGTAGTCGAGCAGGCTGGAGCTACTAATAAGTTCTTCACTGATGCAAGAGCCCGAGATGCTTTCTCTGTTGCTACTTTGACTGGTCAAGATATCCAATTGCTTTCTAAGGATGCTAACGGAGTTCTTTCTGTTCCTTTGTCTGGTGTATTCACTCAGTTAAGCGCAGGCCAAGGATTATCTTGGGATGGTGGTGGAGAGTTCTCTCTCGATGCTAATACTGATGATATCGCTCAATTGGCAGGAGCTACTAACAAGTTCTACGCTGATTCTTTGGTAGATGCTCATTTAAGCGGTGGTACTGCTATCGATTACTCTGCTGGTGTAATCTCGTTCAATGGTACTACTGATGATGTAAGCGAAGGTACTGCCCAGTACTTCACTGAAAGCCGAGCCAGAAATAGTATCTCTGCGGATCCTGCTGCTGGTAATATGGCATCTTACGATAGTGCTACTGGTGAGATCTTGGTAGCTCTTTCGGATTTCCGTTCTACCTTCGCTCCTCAGAACTTGACTGCTAATACTTGGGCTACTTTGAATCACCAATTAGGTGAGAAGATTATCCATGTATCTGCTTATGACTCTAACGGTGACAAGATCCAATTGGATGTTCAATTGGTAGATGCCAATAACGTTAAAGTTAAGTCAGTTATCAATGTTACTGGTGCTGAAATTGTCGTATCTTTGTAAGATGTAATCTCCTCAAAAAGGGGAGAGGGTCGTACCTCCCCCACTCTCCTTCCTCCCCTCTCCGGGGAGGTTTTTTTTATCCTTGCGATAGGCTCTCCTTTC